TCTTTTGCTGCTTGTACAACTCTTGCATATAGTTTAGGGTCTGATGGTGTTGATCCACCCCTACGTGGTTTAATAAAATCTTCATAATTAGGTTTTGCTTTTGCCATTTCATTTTCCATTTCTTCTAGTTTACCAACTGGAACGCAATTAGGAACCATCCGCCCACCTTTATCTTTCATGCCACGTTGTTCATATCCAGACCAACATGCTTTTGTTATGTTGTCCCATTTATCTTCTTCTTCGTTATCTGAGTAGTATGTCATATTATCTATTATATCAGGCTTTGGGGTGCAAAAGTCGTATGATTTCAAAAAGGTTCCACCTATCTTTTTTGGATAAAGCCTCTATCTCTGCTTTATTTAGTGCCTTTTCTGATAAAGTAATAATAGGCTCTTCGGCAAAAAAATCTATTTCTAAAAATCCTTTTTCCCATAATGCCATAACACAAGTATTTACGTCTGTTATATGCTCATTATATAAGTCTGGCATAAGGTTTTTAATTTTAGGGGTAAAGGAATACAGCAATTCACCAGTTTCTTCGTCAACGCCTACAGTTTCTAGCCCTCCATCAAGGATGAGTTTTTCAATTATTTCTTGTTCTTCGTTACTCATTATTTATAAACTCCAACAAAGACTGTTGAGTTTGTGCACCAACCATGCGCTTAATTTCTTTTTCATTTTTAAATAATATAAAAGTAGGAACTGACTTTATTTCAAACCTTTTAACAAGTAGTTGTTCATAATCAGCATCAATTATTTGAAATTGATAACCTTCTTTTTTTAATTCTTCAACAATTGGTCGTGTTTTTTTACAAGGACCGCACCAATCTGCTGTAAAATAAAAAATTGTTTTCATTTGCCAGACTTTGCTCTAGCCTTTTTTAATGCCTCAAAATCTTTTACTTTGGCATCTCCCATGTATCCCCAAGCATATCCATCGTTAATCATCTTATCATTAACAGAGACTGTATCTTTATTAATATAAAGCCAACCTAGAATACGACCAAACTTTTCAGATGAGTTCATTTTTTCAGTTTTAATTACAATAGATTTGGCATCCTTTAAATGCTTTTTTAAGTACTCCTTAGATTCAAGTCCAAGAGCCTTTTCAGCCTTATCTGTTGTGCGTGATTCTGGAGTATCAATACCAGCCAGACGTACACGAGATGAAAATAAAATATCAAACCCTAAATCAATAATTACATCAATAGTATCTCCATCAACAACATTCTTTACTTCTTTTACAAAATACTCATACATTATATTGCCCCAATCGCTCTATTCTCTACTAACTTTTCACGCTCATCAATAACTTCTAGCATAAAAGCCATCATTTTTTTATATGATTCTGGTTTATTCATTATTTTGTCATAATGATGGCTACAAAACATCAACTCTCCAGAGGCGCCTTTTACTTTAACTAACGCTTGGGCTAAACATTTATCACAACGATCTTTTGCATTTAAAACCCATTGCTTGGGTTTTACGCTTGGATGATCTTTTGTAATGTTGTTCATAGTTCTATTATACATCCAGTTACTTCTTTCTATTGTCGGTTGAGTAAAATCCACTACCGTTGAAAATTGCAGCAGGGGAACTCCAAAGTCTTTGCATAGATTGATTACAGCATACTGGATATCCTTCTTCATCAAATTTTTTTTCAAACTCAATTTGTGAAGAACAGATAGAGCACTTGTAATCATATCTTGGCATTAATTCTCCTATAGTTATCTTTAAGTATATCAAATAATAGGCAGTTTTACAACATGCCCAGGTTGTTTTTTTATTTAACTTTAATTACTTTAGGCTTTTTATCTTCAGGAACAACACGAACAATATTAATTGTAAGCATGCCATCCTTGAGTTCAGCACTAGATACTTCCATGTATTCACCAAGGGCAAATGTGCGAGTAAATTTACGAGCAGCAATTCCTTTATAAACAATTTCAGCATCTGTTATTTCTGCTATTTCACCTTTAATTATTAATGTTCCATTATCTACTGAAACATCAATATCTGTTTTTGAAAATCCAGCAACAGCCAAAGATAATTTATATGTATCTTCGTCTAGTTTTAAAATATCGTATGGCGGATATGCCTGACGAGTTGCTAGATTATGTACTGTACTTAAACGGTCCAATTCACGATTGAAACCAATAAAAAATGGATCCTTAAAAAGATCCAATGTAAACGAACTTACCATTTTTTCTCCTTTTCAGCGAGTTAGTTTTATGTATCCCCCGTAGGCAGATACAATCCTATTATACCAAATTTTTGGTACCCCCAAGGGGAATTGAACCCCTGTTACCACCGTGAAAGGGTGATGTCCTAACCACTAGACGATGAGGGCTGAGAGCGAATAGCGAGAATCGAACTCGCACATTAACCTTGGCAAGGTTACGCACTACCACTATGCAATATTCGCAACACTATTATGGAAGAACTTGAACAACCTTATCAGTTAAAGTTCCTTTTGTAGTCCATGTAGTAGCAACTGCAACTGCAGCAGAAGATGTTGTTTGTGGTATTAAACCAAAAACAGAAGAAGTATAATTAAATATACTTGAAGATGCAACATAGTCTGTATTTGCATCTAAAGCATTAACGCTTACAATTTGACCAGAATTATTTTTTTCTCCAGTGCTTACTGAAACCGTGTCAACAATACAGGCTGGATAATCAATTTTTGTTCCCATTTTATTACCAGTTGCAATAAATACTGGAATATTTTTAGATTTTAAACTTACAATTAATGTACGTATGGTTGCATCAGCACCTCTGACTCCACCATAAGAAGCAGTATTTGTAGGCGCTACAGAACACTCCCTGTTACCATTAAAAAATCCTGAAAAAGATACTGCAGAAACCTTTGTAGAATTTTTGTCTACCCAACGTAAAGCATCAATAAAGTTTCCAGCATTTACAGGAGAGTTTGGTCCAGCACTATACAATCCAATAATTTTAATATTTGAATTTTGTTTTTTAGCAACCTCTACCATTGCATTTCCATGATTGACTGGACTTAATAATGAAGCAGGAAGTGGAAGTTTTGCTGTATAAGAGCAAGCAGTATCTTGAGGTGTTACACAAGATACATTTCCACCAACCACTCTTGAATCAAAATATGAATCAATAATTACTAAAGATTTTTGTTCTGAAGCAAACGTTGGTTGAACTAAAACTAAACCAATTATTGCTACAAGCCCCACTGTTATTTTTTTCATTTTACCCCTTTATTAGTTGTTTTTTATTTTAATTACTACCTGGCAAGGGTCTCCGCCCTTTTCCCACTCTTGTGCTTCTTCATCACTCATGTAAGGATCTCCTTCATGAGTATTGCAGAACGGTTCTGTTACCCATCCCCGCTCAATTCCATTACTTAGCCAAATCTCAAACTCATCAAGATTTGATGACTCGTCTTGTAGATCTTTTAATATATCGTCAAAGTTTGTCATATATAAATTATACTCTTAAATGTTTACTACGTCAACTGGACCCATACATGATGGACTAAATTTTATTGCTGCACCTACCGCTCCAACAACTCTTTTACGGGGATCCTTAGATTTTTCTGTAGCATTTAAATATCCGTAAGCGTATTCTGCACCTGAACCCATTGCTAAATAGTCTAAATTATATTTAGATAAAGACATATCAATAGCATTATGCTCATATATTTGACCTTTAACACAAATAATAAGACCTAAATCACCTTCTTTGGTAGTATCTACCCACCAGTTATTATAAAAATCTCTGAGTTGTTTAATAAATTTAGTTTGCATAAACTTATCTAAATCTTTTATATCTGGAACATATGGATTAAAATTATAACGAATACGTTCACCGTCTAGCGCTCCAGCATACCCAATTAAATATGGACCAAGTTTCCAAACCTTTGGAGAAGTTAATGAAAGAATGGTATTATCGTCTGAGGCACCACGATCACCAGCCATATAAATTTTATTTTCATGACGGACTACAGCAAGAACAGTCATACAGAAATCCCCTCAGAGT